CAGCAGGAGCATCCATTACTTTGCAGTGGTGGCAGAAACAGGATACAGCGGACGTGAAAGCCTCATCTGCATTTACGACAATAGATGATACACAACCCGACAAGTTCCAAACCCATGCGCCATATTACGATAGCAATCTTTATTGGGATTATGGAGACATTACAGATAGCTCAGGAAGAGTGGCTACCAGCTACGCATCCTATTTGGATAAATGGTCCCATGTGGCTCTAGTTTTCAATGCTGCTACGAATTTACATGCGGTGTACCTGGATGGTGCATTAGTTGATTCTCACACTTCTGCTACTAAAACATATACCGGATATACTGGATTCCAAATGGGCTATCGTGCAGCGGTAGGCTACCACAAAGCCTCAATTGATGAATTTCGTATTAGTAATGCAGCGCGTTCTACAAACTGGATTGCAACCGAATATAACAACCAGAGTGATCCGGCAAGCTTCCATGCTCTAGGAACGGAAGAAGAAGTTGGTGGTGCTCAACCATTAACCATCAATCAGTATTATTTCAATAATGTGAGGGCTTAATGTACGAATTAAAAACGAATACCGCAGTCCGCATCCCCGTAGGTCCTCTTGTAGACCCAACTGATGGGAAGACAGCAAAGACGGGTCTAACTGTAACTGGAATGTCTGTTGAAATTTTCCAGATGAAGAACGATGGCTCAGCGGTGGTACGGGCAGCATTTGCTCCTACAGCAAGCGGTGGCGACAATGACATGGTGCATGTTACAGATGATACCACAGGAATGTATGATCTTGAATTGACCGCTGCTCAATTGAACTGGCTTGGTAATGGAAGAATCGCCTTTTACGATGTTGATGGATTTCTAGTTCATTGGATTGATATCCAGGTTGTTAGCGCAAATTTCTTCGGATGGAAATATGGAACTGGAAACGTCAATGCAAATGCGGTACTTGTTAATGGGGAGTCTCCTGAGGATTCAGTAGATATCGCTGCAGTATTACTTGCAGGAATGAACTCCACTCCTCCAAAGGTTGATATCGAAACAATCAAGACTCAAGCAGTTACATGTGCAGCGGGAGTAACTGTGTTAGCAAGTGTAGGGACGGCTGCTACTTCAACAGCTCAGACGGGAGATTCATTTGCTATTGTTAATGGAGATCACGGATTAGTTAGTATCCAAGATGATCTTGATGAAGTCTTAATTGATACAGGGACGACCCTAGATACGTTGGTTAAGGATATTCCAACAACTACTGAGTTCGAGCTTAGAACTCTTCCTGCTGCGGATTATGTTGTAGTTACAGATACCATTGCTGGTGTAACAACTGCTACTAATCTAACCAATCTCCCTGCTATTTCAGCGGATTGGTTGACAGCGGCTGGAGTTAAGGCTGATGCTGTAACAAAGATTCAGAATGGTCTTGCAACACCGACAAATATTACTGCCGGAACTATTACAACTGTCACCAATCTAACCAATGCTCCTACGAATGGGGATCTAACAGCAGCTATGAAGGCCAGTGTAACATCATCTGTTCCTACTGCCGCTGCAATAGCCATTGCAACAAGGGATGTTGATAATACCAGTCCTGCTGCAGATAGCCTTGGGGAGGCAATTAACAACACTTCCTCTGCAGGATCAGGGGCTACTACTTGGACCTATACTATAACTAACTCCGGTACAGGACTTCCAATAGCAGATGTTGATGTGTGGGTTACTACAGATTCCGCTGGGACCAATATCATAGCATCCTCAAAGACAAATCAAAGTGGAGTAGCAACCTTCTACCTTGATACTGGAACAGTATATGTATGGAGACAAAAGACAGGATGGAACTTCACCAATCCTGATATGGAGGTAGTAAGCTAATGAGTGGATCAGGAACAGGAACAGTTGCAGTAACTCCAGTTCTATCCTCATCCGGAACGTATACCAGATTCCGAGTCAGGGAAGAAGTTCGAAGGATTATCCGAGATCCGGATTTTCCCAAGAAGGATATAGACAAGGCTATCAATTCAATTATCTCCTCCCTCAATACCATGGGGAGAAGGTTTAAATTTCATCAGGGGTATCTGGATATTACTCTTGTGGAAAATCAGAAGGCATACTCTCTTACAGACTTCATGGCGGAAGAATTGGTGGTTTATGATGTAGACGGGGAAGATGAAAAGATCCTGACTAAACCCCCGGATCTGATAGACCCATACTCTAATGGATGGTTCTACAATACTGCAGATACCCCAGTTAATTATTTATTCTGGGGTGGACAGATATGGATTAATCCAATCCCCAACTCAATTGCAGCAGGGACAACGGTTAGGATCTACGGGTATTTTCATTTAGGTCTCCTGGATGATGATACATCCATCATCCCTCTTAACGATCATTACTGCATCTCCATCCTTGCTTGGGGAGCTGCGTCTGAGATCAATCCGAATCTGGTTATTGAATCTTCGGGTAAGCAAACGAGCATAAGTCAGACATACTCAAATAATTTAACTGGGATGATAAAGAATGAAATGTGGGAACCGATGGTTTCTCACAACATCATCAGGGATATTAGGTGGGCTAACTTAGCAGCTATGGGATTTATCAGGAAGGTGAGATAGTGGGAAAGTGGACTGAAATAGAACTTCCATTCAGCGGAGTTTATCGTCCCTCCAGTAGCATGTGGAATCCTGCCGGGACAAATGGGGCTTTCTACTCCTTAATGGGATGGAGAATTAAGAATGGAGTTCTATGCTTAACAGAGGGTGAGGATGAAGCCTTTGCTACTCAAACCTATGATGAAGCTGAGAGTGTTGCATGGCTTATGAACTACTCCACGAATTATTACTATATGCCTGACAAGGCTCTGAGGAAGATAACCGCCTCTACTGAGTCTGAGATATCCTCAACCTTCATGAGTTCTGCTCCTACAACCAGGGTGTCTTCTGTGCAGTTCAGAGATAGGCTTCTTCTGGCTCATCAGGGGGAGGGATTGAAATGGATAGATCCTTCTGATGATACCTTTAGAAGTGCTGGAATAACTGCTCCCACAACCTCCCCAACTGCTGCTGCGGGAGCTGCGGGGCTGTTGACAGGAAGATACAGGTATTGTGTAACCTTCGTTGATGACCAGGGGCATGAGAGTAATACCTATCTCACCAATGGATTGGCGAATTATGGTGAGGTTACAGTAACAGAGAAGCAGGTTGGATTAACTTCCGTTCCTCTTGGAGCAACTGGGGTTGTGTATCGTAGGATATATAGAACAATCTCTCAAGGGGTGGAATTCCTCTACCTGGATCAGATAGATGACAATACAACAGAGACCTATACTGATAATATAGAGGATACTTCTCTCGGAAGTCCTCTTCAATATGACAATACTAATCCTCCAGCTAACATTCGCCAGATATTCTGTACCTCTAATAGGGTTTATCTTGTAGATGGATCAGATGGAAAGACATTATGGTGTTCTAAGATAGATCCCTTTACCGCTACCCCGGATTGGGAGCATTATCCAACAAATATAAGCATCCAACTCCCGTTTGATGTAGTTCAGAACCCATTTCAGGCTGGATTTGAGCTGAATTCCTTCATCTATGCAGCTTCTAAGCACTCCATACATAGAGTTATGGGCGATTCCGATACAGGGGTGGTAGTTAGAAAGGTTCTGGATCACGGATTGATTGGAAGATTTGCCTTCTGTCTCCTTCCATTCCGCATAGCTTACATAACTGAGGGAAAACACTTAATGATATGGGATGGAGACACTGTTCCGGTTGATGTTGGGATTAATGTTCAGGATATTCTATCGGAAATGCTTGAGCCAAGTGGATTATATGAACCATCCATCATCTATGATGAAGAGGAGAACTTTATTCAGGTATATTTCAACACTTCCACTGGATTGAAGTCGGTTAGGGTTGATATTTCCAATGGGAGTGCATGGGATTCTCCAACTTCATTCCAGATTCCGTTATATGTGAAGTCTACACGGAGAATTATAGGAACCTATGTAGGGGAAACCATGATTCATGGAGAGATTGGATATAAGGATGGAGGAACTAGGAGAACGGTTCAAACTGCTGATTGGCACTCTATGACTCCATCGATTGGGAATGATTTATACTTCAGCAGGCTCAGGATTGAAGCTAAAGCAACCCCGATTACCTCCTATGTCCCCCCGACATTGAAGGTTGAGATATCCTTGAATGATTCACCAATTTTCTACAGTAAGTATGTGGATTTGAGTAGGGATAACCTAGCTGGATCTTCTGGTAATGATCCAATGAAGAAGATCATGTTTATTCCCATCCATAAGAGAGCGGAAAGTGTGCATGTGAAGATCAGTAGTGTGAATAACTCTGCTTCATTGGATAATGGGGTGGAGATTTATAGGGTTAGCTTGGAAGTAGAGAGTCAGCAGACCAAACAGGATCATAGAGTTTGGACGGAAGATAGGGAGCAATAGTATGCCGAGTTATAATGATTTTGATATAGCAGGACCATACGAGAGTAACAGTGGATGGGGGAATATATCCTCTGCCTTGGGATCAATAGGCAGTAGTGTAGGAAGTGGAACCTTCACCGGGATTGGAAGTATGCTTGGTTCAGTTGGTACTGCAGTTGGTGGAGCACTTGATATTGGATCAGCTATTGCCAATCTGTTCAAGCCCAATGCAGAAGGAAAGGCTAAGATCGATGCTACCAAGGCTCAGCAGCTTTTGGAGCAATGGTCATCTGGTATTGAGAAACAGGTAAGTGCTGGTACTATGGATGCAGGGGTTGCCATCAAAGCTCTACAAAATCTAGCTGCATTGGCTGGAGGGTATGGGAGTACTGCTCAGGATAAGGCGGGAATGTTGAGGGTTTTAACATCCATTAACCAACAGCTTGCTAACCTTAAGGGGAAGTACAATCTAGATCTCGGAAGGAATGTTACTGATAAGAATCTAGATAAGAATGCTGCGGGGGGCCTTAGCTCTAACTTCAGTGATCCAAATCAGCAACAGGATTGGATGAAGCAGCAGTTCCGGAATAAGCTTATGGGCTTCTCGGCGGGGGATGCAAACTTAGCTGGTAGTCCAGCAGAGAAGTTGTTCAAACCTGCATTCGATGTAAGCGGGGGCTTTGACTCCATGTTGAGTAAGGTTAAGAATACCATACCAGATTACACAGAGCCATTTGCATTCAGTGCTCTTAAAAAGAAGCTGGAGGGATAGCAATGATTTCAGAAGATTTTAATGATTCATCTACATACTTTAAGCCGCTTCCTTCAATCATGATTGGTGGATCTTCGACTACTCAAACTCCAGTAGGTAGTACTCAATCCTCAAGAGGCACTACTGAGGGAAAGTCAACCTCGTACTCAACTCCACAGTATGTAAGGGCAGTTACTACTACGCCTAGAGGAGACTCGCTTCCAACTACTTCAACACCTACCAGGGGGAATGTAGCTACAACTGATATGGGGTCTAGAGGATTAACTTCTTCATCATCCTCTAGTGACAATTATGCTAAGTCTGTGGTTCCAAATATAGCTCAATTCCAAACCACCCCGGTTCAATACAATGCTCCAGGGGGTGGGGCTATGGATGCCCTAATTCAGAAGTTATCCTCCATGGAATATGATAAGCAGTATGCGGATCTTATGTCTGGGAATCTCAGACAGTCCCTAATGAACACCGCAGCTTCCTCTAGGGATGAGTTAGCCAATCGTCTTGCAGACGCAGGGGTTGAAGGCGGGATGGCTCAGGATCGTCTTGCTGGGATTGATAGAGCAGCTTCTCAGGGTATGGCGTCTGGGATGGCTGCAATTCAGCAGAAGGCAATGGAGCAGGCATATTCAGATAGACAGGCTGCTCTATCCGCTTCTCTACAAAAATACGGAGTAGATGCTGAAACAGCTACAGCTATTGCTCAAATACAGGCTCAGAAAGAAATGCAGACCAACCAGCTAAATCTTGATAGAGAGTTAGGGATGGGTAATCTTAGCTTAGAAGAGAAGTTGGGAATGGGAAATCTGGATCTAAGTAAATCTCAGCTTGAGTTGGAAAGGGAGTTAGGTCTGGGTAACATAGATCTCAAGAAATCCCAACTTGAATTGGATAGAGAACTAGGATTGGGGAATCTTGATCTAGGTAGGACTGATAGGCAGATTGAAATAGAGAACCTAAATCAGAAGTATGGTCTACAGACCAAGGAAGATCAGATGAATTTCGCTCTCTCTCTTCTTCAACTAGCTCAGTATGCAGATACGGAAGAGTCTAACAGATTAATGCAGTTAGCATGGGAGATGTTGAATCAACCTGCAACTACCAATGGATAAGGAGAAGATATGGGATGGAGTGATATTTTAACCAAGCTGTCTCAGGGGATTGGTAATGCAACTTCTTCTCCTGCTACAAGTAGGGATGTTACCAGAGCTGCTGCTGGTCCTGGGGAGAATAGAGGGATCTTCGGAATTCTTAACAACATAGATCAAGGCTTGTCTGCTAGGAAGGTTGCAGAGAAGGAATTCACTGAGGGAGAAGAGGATAGGTCTCTTAATAATGATCTAAAGAGAGCACAGGCTGAGAATCTGAGATCTCTGGGAACCTATAGACAAGGGATGTTAGGGATTCATGAAAGAGCTAATGAGATAAAGGCTATTACAAATGAAGTAAAGATGGCTAAGAATGAGGGGGATTTGAAGATTGCAGCAGAGAAGCTTGTCCTGGCATATCAGAAGGCTCAGACGGATATGAGGAATGCTGAGACCAATGCTAGGAATGCTACAACAGCCGAGGAGAGATCTAATTGGGAAAGGGAATATAAGAACAGCTCCCTATTAGCGGATATTGCTCAGAATGCTATAGAGAATGATTTGAAGAATAAATCCCTGATGATTAATCAACAGAATGCAAATACTCAATCAGGGTTCCTTGGGATAGCACAAGATAAGGCCCCCTCTGAAATAGCTGGGAATGAGGCTAGGGCTGGATTAGCTGGAGCGGAGACGGAGAAGACCATTGCTGAGACGGATATTCTCAATGATCCTGCGAATGCTACGGGAAGGATTCTGGATACCCTAGGGAAGGGTGAGAAGTCTGGGTATATTCAACCCAGTGGAAGGGAACCATTCTTCAAGGCAGTTGGGGGGGAGAGGTTAGGGGTTACTGCACCTAGCTTGGGGGTGATGGGGACTCTAAAGAATAAGGTGAATTCTATGATAGGAGTTACCCCTCAAGGGCCGTCTAATCCTGCAACTCCAGTAGCTCCCACACCTGCACCTGTTACTGGACCTAAACCTGTCACGAATACTACCCAGAATTCGTTACAGAATACTCCTCCTGTTTCTTCTTTGAAGGAAGGAGTTAACACTAAGTTTGCCAATGGGCAGGTATGGACCTTATCTGGTGGTAAGCCGAAAAGGGTTAAATAATGTCTGAGTGGGATGTTGTATCTGAGGAATCTAGCTGGAAGGTAGTTGGAGAGAGTCCATCTGTTAAGGCTTCTTCTCAATGGAGTGTTGTGTCCGAGGAGCCTATCTCCCGTCCAGGGATGACTATGCCTAATATTGAAATTAAACCCCTTTCAGGAAAGAGGAGTACAGATTATCTTAAGGAGGGATTGAAGGAAGATATAAAGTCTATCCCTAGTGTTGTTGGGAATGTTATTAAGAGGGCTACTATTCCAACTGTAGGGGCTGTTGGAGGGGGGATATTAGGAGCCGGGGCGGGTGGAGTAGGGGCTGTTCCTGGAGCTGCTGTGGGAGGAGCCTTAGGAGAGTGGCTACAACAAATCTATGAGAAGTATGTCCTTAATGAACCTGATCCATCCATGAAGGAGAGGGCTATGAGGATGATTACCTCTGCTGCCGCTGGTGCTGCTGGACCTGAACTAGCTGCATTGAAGTTCCCTCAAGCTGCATCCGCTATGAAGGTAGAGTCTATGATTGCTCCATCAGTCGGGAAGGCAGGGAAGGTTGGGGCAAGGGAGGGTGGAGTTCCATTCAGAGAAGAAGGAGTAGTTAAGGCTCTTCCTCCGAAAGGTGGGACATATGAACCTCCAACTGAGATGGGGATTCCTGGATCTGAACCATCAATGGCTGTTGGATCTGGGATAAAAAGGATTGATGAGGTTCCGTTGGTTACTCCTAGAAACGAAAAGGGGGGGACCATTATATATAACAGATCTGGGGAGAATGCTAGAGTTGAACCAAATATAAAAGAGGCTGATATAGTCTCATCTCCGGGAATAATGAGACCTTCCAAGGAAACTCTTAAGCTCAATACTCCAGAGAAGACTCCTACTATAGAGGAGCAAATAGGAAAGATTGCAGATGATTCAAAAGAGCTTCCAAGTTTAGCTGGGAGGGATATCCCAGGGAACAGAGCAGTAGCGTTCTCCAATCTCAGGGCAACAGATGAGTTCCTAAATAAAGCTGGTTATCCTGAACTAACCGCCCCCGTTTATAAGGCAACATCTGTAGGAGATGGATTCATATCCGAGATGACAGATAAAATGAAACCAATTCTTAAAGGTACAAATGCTAAGACCCAAGCTGCGATCATTAGAGTTAGGGAAGGAAGAGGAACCATGGAGGATCTAGCCATCCCTGGAGTTAAGCAGAAAGCGGATCAGTTAGGGAAGTGGTTCGATGAGCTATTCAAGGTTGTAGATGATCCTGAATTGAAGGCTGCCTTAGAAAAGGATTCATGGAAGTATCTAGAGGGGTATGTCCCAATGCTGAAGAGACAGTATGGGAAGATTGCCGAGGGAGGGGAGCAAGGTGCAGCAGAGATGTTGGGAGCAACTGAGAGGGCGGTTGGAATAACCCATGATACCTCAGCATCAGGGCAGATCACAAAGTTTCTCCGGAAGAGAAAGGGAGATATATCGGATGAGATGAGGGAGCTGAATCTGAAGAAGCTAATGACAGTCTATCTCCAGGGTATCAGGAAGACAGCCTTTGACATCCCCGCATATCAGGAAGCCATGGGGATGCTTAAGACTCTCCCTAAGGATGAGGAATTTACCAAGCAAGCAGCATGGTACTTGAATAACTGGATTGGACAACCATCGGCTATTCAGAACACTATTGGGATGAACACAGCTAAGTGGATTAGAAATAGAATGTACACTGCTCTTATCGGAGCTAAGGCCCCAATAGCTGAAATCAATTTAACCCAAAGTGGTTTTACCGGAGTAGAGACTGGGTTTGGTAGGACTGCTAAATCATGGCTGAAATCCTTCACCCCATCTGCTCAGAGGGGAGCAGAGAGGTCAGGGTACTTTAGAGAGTATCCCGGAACTGAGGGATCTGTAAGAGGAGTGCTGGATAGGGCAAGTAATGTTCTTATGGAGGGAGCAGAGAGGATCAACAGAACAACCTCCAGAGAGGCAGGGTTAGCTCAATCTGCGGAGAAGGGACTTAAGAGGGCTAACCTAAGTGGAGTAGTTCCAGGATCTAGGAAGTATTACTTGGAAAAGTTCGGTAATGAATCATCCATGAATGCATGGAATGTTACAAGGAAAACCCAGTTCATGTATGGTAAGGAGTCTCCAATTAGATGGGCTACCAATCATCCTCTATTAAGTATGTTCACTTCATATCCCACCAAGGCTATGGAGTATCATCATGGAGTGATTAAGGATGCCCTGACTAAGGGTGGAACAGAGAACTGGGCAAAAGTAGCAAGGCTATTCGCCGTTGATGCAGTGATGGGGGTTGGATTATCTCAGGCTCCAGCGGCTATCTCTAATGTCACATCCGTCTCTGCAGGCCCGATAATTAAGTTTGGGACACAGCTAAGCAACTCCGCTAAGGCATATATGAATGGGAAGAAGGATGAGTTGGAAACCTTCATTGATCTATTTAAAACAGGATGGAGATTCCTAATGCCTGGAGGGGATGCAACTGTCAGGTTGTTAGAAGATAAGAAGAAATAGGAGGATATATGGCACTACATGAGTTTGAATGCTCCCTTTGTGGAGAGAGGTTTGAGAGGGTCATGCACTATTCCGAAGTACATGATCCAGATTGTCCCCTTTGTGGGGGTAAGACAGATCAGGTTTATGATAGAGGGAATGGGGCATCTTTCTTCAGGATGACCCCAGGGAAAGAAACTGGAGTTTACGACTTTGATTATGGCAAGAAGGCAACCTGGGATTTAACTGTTCCTGGGAAGATGGAGAGGTTAAAGAAGGAGGGGACCATAGCTGATCCCTTTGATAAATAATGAAGAAAGAAAAGAGTCCAAAGGCAGCACTTGTAACTGAAGAGTTTGTGTTGGAGAAGTTCGTTGATCTTCTCAATGATGAAGAGGCAAACTGGACTGTTAAGGTGAAAGGGTTGGAGTTGCTGGGGAAGTATCTAAGTATGTTCCAGGAGCAGAAGAAGATAGATATCAATTATCGACAGTTGATAACAGGAGCCTCATTAGAGGATTTAAAACGTCTAGCGGGGGACAGTTATGGAGAAGTTTCAGAGATGGTTAACGATAGTGGTGAGTATCATATCAGTGGCAGCCGTGCTGATCCTAATAGGCTCATACAAGGAACAGGTAAGAGCGAACACGAAGGATATTCAAAAGATTGAGGAATCATATATCAAGAGAGATGACTTAAGCCTACTTCGAGGAGAAGTTATAGGTCTTAGGGAATGTGTGGAGAAGAGCAACAGGATTAACGACATGTCTAATTCAGACATTCGTGAAAGATTGGCGAGGATAGAGGCTAGTTTGGAAGTCCTTAAAAGGACCAAGTAGGAGAATAATATGTCGGCTTTACTTAATGGAGTTGTTGGACCATCAAGGAATGTAGGGCAGGGAAATACCGCCCCCGTTCGTCTTGGTCCTTCTGGAGAACTTGCAGAATTGCATGGGAAGTATTATGAGCAGGCCAGGAATGGGAATGTTTATACATGGGTATCTGGGGTAGCTGGGATAACCATCCTTAAATATGATAACACTGCTCCTGCATTCACACTCTGGAATACCAGTACGGATAAGAATGTAGTTCCAATTAAATTGAATATAGGTATCACCCATGCAACCCATGTTGTAGGGAATATTGGATTTGGTTTACTTAATCCAGGATATGCGGTTGCTACAGGGAATGTCATAACGGTGTTTACCAAGACTACTGCATATAAAAACAGTGATCTAAGTTTGGTTGATCCTCCTGCTGGAAAGGTAGCCACTACGGTTACAGCTTCGGCTGCTGCAGTATTCATTCCAACTGGGATATCCCTTCCGGCTACGGCATGTACTGCTGGGGCTGTGTTGGAGAAACATTTCGACGGGACTTTTATTGTTCCTCCGGGGTTTGCAATAACCCTATGTGGTGCTGTCGCTGCTCAGTCACAGGCCATGAATGTTTCCTTTAGTTGGGAAGAAGTACAGATTAGCTAGGAAGTAATTACTTCCACTTATTTAATGGATAGGGGGGAGTGATCCCCCCTTTCTTTTAGGAGGATAGATGAGCTTAAGTTCTAAAGATCTTGCGGATGTATTCGGGCAGTCTCAGGTAATCTCTGCATTGTGGAAGGTAGGAGGGACACTTTCCTTCAGTAAGGGAGGGAACACCTTAACTATTGATCCTGTTAGGGGGATTGTTTTAAAGAACTATGCAGGGGAGATCCTATTCTCATTGACTATGGATGGAGAGGTTGATGGGGAATTCCTTGGGAAGTTATCATTAGCCCCATCGCAGATAGATGGAAGTGCTACCAGCAGCTTTGGAGTGTTCTCTGAGACATTTGATAATGAATTAGATGGGTGGCTTTCCTTAACCCAATCCACTACTCCTACCTTCCCTCCTCATGGAGAGAATGGTGGGAAGGTTATAAATTCCTCTACGGAATTGAGGATGGTTAAAACATCCTCCATCATTCCCTATGATCCCAATAAGCTTTATAGATTGATAGCTAGAGTTAGGAAGACAGCCGGAAGTGGGAATGTGGATGTAGGGGTTATTGGGTTGGCAGGGGATAGAGTTACGAAGATCTCCATAACAGGTACAGATTCCTATAGGGGGGCACATTGGTTCTGCACTAAGGATACATCCACTTCTTCTTCATGGACGGTCTATACGGGATGGATTAAGGGACATGATGGAACTCCTTCCGCTACCCCCTCTGATGATCCTATAACCCCTAATGGATTGATGACGGGGATTAAGTATATCATGCCTGCCTTTAAGATTAATGGGGGAGGAGGAACGGGGACCATAGAGATTGACTCCATTATGATTGATATCGGGGATGATATCAGTGATGGGATTGTAACAGCGGATAAGATTCAAGCTAATACTATTACTGCGGATAAGATTGCTGTTGGAACCATAACCTCTACTGAGCTTGCTGCGGACTCTGTTACTGCGGATAAGATAAATGTCACTAATCTATCTGCTATCTCTGCTGATTTGGGGAGCATTACTGCAGGGACCATTACGGGGGCTACAATAAGAACCGCTGCTAGCGGAGAAAGAATAGAATTTACCTCAGATTATATAAAATCATTCGATGACACAGAGGTTACTAATTTTTCCCTAACCTCAGGATCATATCTACTAATAACAGATGTAGCCTCAATGCAGTATCAGCAATCTATATCATTCTCTGTTGATGATTATGTTTACATAGCCCCTAAGGATATTGGTGCAAAGCTTAGGATAACATCCAGTTCAGGTCTTGTACTCGAAGCTGTTACTGGACTTGGTTATCCAACCAATTTAACCAGTCTTAAGCTTTCCGCTACGTCTCATCTTCTTGGGACCATAGACAGTAACACTGTACTAGATGTAACATCTTCCGGGGTTACATCCAGTGTTGGTGACTTTATTGCAGCAACTTCCGGAAAGGGAATTATTCTTACCAATGCAGCAGGAACGGTTACAAAGCGGGTTAGACTCAACGATGCAGGGGATGGATTGATCTTTGAAACTCCGTAAATAAAAAGGGGGAGGTTTCCCTCCCCCATTCCCTTACATAGATTACTCCTTTTTATCCTTCCATCTCTTTTCTTCTTCCTCCAACCATCTATCCATGATCCTTCTTATATCTTCCTTCTTCCCACACTTGTTACACCATACTTTCTTATGAGGAGATAGGATGATATTACCGCAACTGCATCTAACAAATATTGTAGTTTCGAACTTCATACTGTATTAGCCCTGTTTGCTGTATAGTCTATGAGGCGTTTATAAACCTCTTCCAATGAAATCACATCTTCTATATTATGGACGAATATATACTTTAGGGACTTTCTATTCCCTGTAAGAGCGGCCGTCCACATATTAGGCTCCATCGGATGAGTCTTAGCGGGGATACCCAGGAAATCACAGACTGTTTGAAGTCTCTTCCTATGCAGGCAGAGTTTAGACTTAGCCCAATAGAAAACATCAGTGTGCTTAACTTCTTTATATAGAGGGAAGTCTAGTCCCCATAGCATAGCCCGAGTTCTAATGTAAGGTACGTCGAAGTTTGTTCCATAATAGGTTACAATTTTATCAAACTTTTTAATATCCTTTATACATTCTTTTACGATCCTTTTATCCTGCTTCTTCGAGGCTAACTCAGATGGAGTTATTACCCTCCCCCATGCCTTACCTCCCAGCTCCTTTATTGCATAGGATAAAATAATCCCGAAATCTGCATGGAGGTTGGATGTTTCAATGTCAACAAATGCTATCTTCTCATTCCTCCCCTCCCAACATTGAGGATGTTCCAGGAGAGTATGCCCATGCCTACATCTTCGAGATGCCAGGTTTACCAGTTCTGCCTTAGTAAGCTGCCGTAAATTCACGTTTCCTCCATTTCTTCATACATTGCTTAATAGCTTCCCTTGATACTCCTTCCAGTTTCGCTATCTCTGAATAGCTCATTCCATCATGGAATAATTTATATCTTCTTATCTGCTTCTTTGTAGGTTTCTTCCAAATTTCCTTAATCCTTTTAGACCTCTTTAGCCAGTTTGCTGACTTTCTATCCCTCACCCATCCTTCCACACTAACCCTAAGATTGTAGGTATTTGGGAATAGAAAGGAATAAATTTCAGCAGTTTTTCTTTTGTACCCCATTCCCATTAAGCATAACTTAACTTCCCTCCGGCCCTTTAGAATCTCTCCGAGGGGCTTGGAGGTTCTCTTAATGAATCCTTTGAGATCCCTTAGTCTCCTATCCACGCATACTCCTCCCCAACTTCCTAGCTGTTTTTATAATTAACCCCCCTAACTCAGGAATAGGGGCTTCCATAATCTCCCTCTGTCTTTCATCTACCTCATCTATAATCTTCTCAGGTGCATCGAGTACCAGTTCATCATGGATTTGGAGGATAAGGTAGTCCCCAATAGGCTCAGAGTCAATTTGTAGCATGGCCCTCTTGACGATGGCTGCCAATGAAGATTGTGGTTTCTGGGCGATAGCCTTTGGTCCATCCAATCCTGGTACGTCCCATAGCCACCTGATGTATCCGAAAGGGTTCTTAACAAGGGCGGTTGTTTTGGCCTCAGCAACAGCACTCTCCTGGAATTGCTCAATCTTTGGGAAGAGCTTGAAGAAGAATCGTCGTAGTTTTCTAGCCTCCCCCTTACTTTCAAACACTCCGGGATTCTGTTCAAACATTTGGTCAGGTCCAAGTCCGTAACAAATACCAATGACCAAGGTTTTGAACTTTTTATACGGAGATACATATTCTCCCTCCTTAGGATTCTTATACTTTGCCTTAATCTTAGATAATGTTTCAGCTAGATCAGGTGCATCTATGTTAACATCTATCTTCTCATGCTTTGCAAGGACATAGGTATAGACTCCGATCCTGGATAGCTTCATGAATAGCTCATCATTGGCGAAGTAGCCGGTGAGTAATGCCTCCGCACCTGTGTAATCTCTTCGATTGAGGAGGTTCCCAGGGGATGCTATAAGGCAATCCCTAAACATATCCGCTAACTCCCCCTCAGCGGGGATGTTCTGAGTGTTGGGATTGAGGGTGGATAGACGACCCGTTGCCGGGGCTAGGGAGAATCTGGTACGGACCTTACCATCAGAAGATATCGGCCAGCTTGCATATGTTCCTCGGAGTTTCTGGATCTTCCTGAACATCAGGATATCCCCATAGAGATAGGTGGGGTAGATGGATGAGTAGCGTTGAAGGAATTTCTTATCCGTGGTTTCCTTACTTTCTTTCTTAGAGAAAGGAACTGTATGCCCAACTGCTCTCATGTAATCTTTAACCTGTTGATGGGAGTTGGCTGAGAAGGGTAGTGGTTTAGCCCATCTGGTAGAGTCTTCGAATGGGATCTGAACCATCCCTGTTACATCCTTGGGAGTTCTAACATAGCCATTCTTTGGATGGAATTTGCGGATACTTGCGGGGGCTTTCTCATTGAGGGTCGATTGAAGTTTGCTTAGCTCATTTTCTAGGAACTTCTTGAATCTTTCCAGTGCTTCCAGATCAATACATATACCTCTCTTGGTCATTCTCTTCAGGACTTGCAACAACTCTGTAACATCTCTATCTGCCAGATACCACATCCCTCTGGATTCCAGATCCCTCCGTACTCCCAGATATATATTGGAGGTTGCATATGCATCACAACATGAATACCAAGCGGGGGCTGAGGAGGACTTACTTTTCCACTCCGGGAGATCAGTGTAGTAAGTCGCTACATGACCCAACCCCCGAGGGAGATCAGGTTGGAGGAAGTGCCATAACCACATAGCATCAACAATCCTTCCACCGATCTCTAACCCGTTATACTCAATCCGAGGAACGTCGAAGTTGGCGTTCCAGAATATCTTATCCATTCCCGCTGCCAGGAGATTCGCCAGGGCATCGATATAGAGCGGTGCATATGGAATGCTTACTGCTGTCTCCGAATCAACAGCGAGGCTTATACGGAGGATTTGAGAAGAGGGATCATCATCGAGATCTTCCTCACTTTTGGAGGATGAATGGGGGGTTTCAATATCTATTACAACCCACTCTGCATTCATCCCTCTCCGACAGAATTCCCTAAACCATTCAGGAGAAGGGTCTTCAATTGCCTTCATCTTACTTGGCCCTCTCGGGACTCTCTGTGGGGCTATCTTCAAATCATATAGGACAGCCGAGATAAGAGAAGTTGCTTTCTTATACTCAATGAAGGAGGGGTGAATGGAGGGAATAACCGGACATTCGTACTCTAAGCTCCAGTATTCATAACCCCGCTTACTTTCAACACCGCTCTCCCCACAGAGAGTCTCGAAGGGAAGATTCCCAAGAGCAACTATAGCCTTCCTACCTAGACCAATAGCCTTATCCCTGTGGACCTTACAGTACGCAATGGCAGCTATGGCTTCTGGACAGGTGAAGCTGTCTCCTGGGGGGCGGCATTGAATTGTATTAAGGGTTATAAGTGAATCAGAATCAATACCGCCCTTGGATAAAATCTTTCTATAAATCAGTCCAGCTTTTCCTTCAAAATGAAATGGGGTTCCTGCCTTGATTTCATTGGATGCAGGACTCATACCCATAACAACAACATTCGAGTATCCTCTTCCATCAGGGGGGACGAAGCCCTCACTGATTGAGTATAGAGGACACCCGATACATTCAGACGGCTTCTTTCGCAACCAATCCTCCCCTAGAGAACTCAAAGAATCCCCAATTCAATACTGAACTATCATCGGATAGAATTTGTGTAGTTTCAGTAAGATTGTAGACTGGGTTTCCTTTTCTATTAACAAGATTTAGAGTTTCCCTGGGGGTTATTCTACTTGCATTAATTCTATTAATTACCATCCCTGCTTCTAATGCTCCTGTAACCAATTCAGAGCAGTATAGTTTCTGGAATGATTCTGGAAACCAGAGATGTTTGAAGATGGATGTTATGGCTTGAAATGTATCATACTTTCTTCCCTCTATGGAGGCGAGGAAGGAGGTATAGTATGGAACCTGTAGAAGATTATAAGATTCATTACTCATGGAGATCAGGAACATCTCTCCAGGATAGGAGTTTACAACATCCGACATATATCTGATGCTAACTCCATGTTCTCCACTCAGCATGGTTGATTCGATCAGCATCACTCTACATCCCAGATCAACCCTTAGGATTATTCCTACATGGGTAGGGATTCCAGCGAAGATCCGTATAGCTCTGGAGAATGGGCCTCTTCCTATGAAGGCTACTAGATCTCCGACTTTCATTATCTTCCTAGCTTCTGAGTAGGGGAGGGCTTTAGTTAGGAGTTTCATTCCAATTCCTCCCATGTTATAACCTCATCTAATCCAATCATTATTTCATTTAAAATAGATGGGATTATTCTATTCCTCTCATCCTCGGAGAAGTGCCTATCTGTGGCATCCTCTATTCTGTTTAGGGCAAATCCCAAGGTTCCTTCAACTGCATCTGATACTATACTGTATGATTTGAGTTTCATTTCCTCTCCCATTCATGCCCACAATCCGGGCACTTCCACTTAACCACTCTATCCTTATCCCTATCTACTATCCCTATTTGTCTTTCAAAGTGGGTCCCTCCGAAAGCTTCTCTATCTTTATCTGGGATAGGTTCTCCGGTTAGATCACTTTTACATTTGGGGCAATTCATACTTACTCCTTTCCGTGATATTTCTCCCAATACCCCACCATCTCAGGAGTTGAGGCAGCGCAGCGGTGGCCCTGGTGACGGGATGATCGAATCATTTTCTTGAGCATCACAACCTCGTTCTTAAAATAACCAATGAAACTTATCGGCCATTTGCCACAATCTGCATCTGAGGAGACATTGCAGTGCTCATGCTCCCTCACGCTCCTGATCGCGGCTTCGGCATAGGTGAGCTGACCTTTAAAATCGTTCCGCTCTGTCGTCATTACTGATAAGGAGTGGACTGCCCCTGCAAGCTCCTCCCTCAATGTAGCATTATCTTCCTGTAACTCTTCTATAGATGTTTGTAGCTCATTATACCCCATTTTATCTGATTCTAATCTCATATCTTCTTCTCCCCCTTAACTTTATAGAATTTTATCCTCCCTCTCACCAATGTCTCCTCAACCTTTCCCCATGCTCCAGGGGCTTTAGGGATACTTTTATCATGGTAGAAAACTGCCCCATTAGTTGGATCTAAGAGGGAGGTATCTGAATCCTTTACTGCCCATATACTCTCCGCTATCTCTATACACTCACCCCATATAGCATCTTTAGCCTTAGGGAACTTACTGAGATTCGGATCTCCAGTAGCACTCATCCCTGAGAATTGCCAAGGAGCAGTACAGATATCCATGAAGGTAGTCTGCTTCCCCCACTTTCTATCAAGCCTGTTTTTTATTACATGGGAGATTGCGTACTTTACCTCTGGCTTCTCTCCCCTTGCCTCTCTCCAGAGAGTTAGTGCTATGAAGATTATGTCCATTACTTTCTGTTCCATATTCCCTCTCCCATTCCAACACCCATGCTAAGGCTGATGCTGGATCATTGGTTATGAGTAGCCTTCGAATTTGCATAAGTCTGTATCTCTCATCTTCGTTCACTTGGATATACCCCCAACAACTCATTGTAATATCCCAACTTTATTCCTACATCCTCTATAAATTTTTGGAATAAATCCTCATCCAATGTATCCTCAGCGATATCAAACAACTCATCTATCTCTGAGTAAAGTTCATCAACAGTCTTGCTCATTCTACCCCTCCTCAGTCTCCACTTTCTGATTCAATGCACATTCCTCATACTCATACCAAGATTCTTCAAAATTAATTCTTCCTATATGATCCACGGATTCTCTTAGCAGCTTCTCAGAACTAAAGGCTCCACAAAAATATCCTCCATGCTGATCGTAATCATTGAAGTATTCCAAAAGGATATATAACTTTTCCATTATTTATCCCTCCTCTCCATCATCCCTCCTCGGAAGTAATTACTTCCTATGAAAGAGCCGGGGGAGGGACTCGAACCCCCATCCCCCTGTTCACAAAACAGATGCTTTACCATTAAGCTACCCCGGCTACTACCCTACATGATGTAACGTTTCAAAACAGCCTTCGCTCCGAGACCTTTTGCCCCACACTTGGGACAGTTAACAACATTAATCAGATTCCCATCTCCATCCCGAGGAAATCCAGAAGCCTTCTTTATAACCGTCTCATCACAGGTTGGGCAGTAGAGCTGCCAATCTATGTATGCATTGAAAGGACCAAAGGTTTGCTCAACATTATCCTTAATCTCCTGAATGGTAAACCTTCCAGTTCCACTCTTAGGAGAATAGTCAATTCCGCATGAGGCGAAGAAATCCTGTACAGAACTTGCCTTCCTGAATTTCCCTACATAAGTAGAGAGGGTCGAGAACACACTCCTGCCACTCAGATCCCCACCCTGGATTATAAATCGAACATTAGTCCATATGTTTCCATCCTTAGTAGGTTGCCAATCCAGAGCCTTCTCCGTTGATCTGGTTAGGGTGTATTCCCCTGGCTCGGGTGGACGGAATACATTACTTGGTTTCTCATACTCATCAACAGGTGCTCCTACTTCCATGTCTAAATTAAGTTCATTAAGCTCGCTCATTTATATTGCCTCCTGATTTCTCCCTATTGAGAGAACTGGGGGAGGAGGTCCTCCCCCTTCCTTCTTTGCCTTATTTACACAACGGGATCATTCCGTTTTGCATAACGATTGGTGAGAAGCTTCTGGAATTTCTGAACATCTTCTCCCTTATAAGAATCACTCAGACCCTGGAGATAATTGATGATGCTCTTAGCCTCATCAAACTTCAAGCGGACATTTATTCTTCGTGACTCTAGAGATTCAATATTAGTTTTCATGTGTTCTCCCTCTTAAACTTTCAATAGCCCTTTCGGATAGGGCATCAATTTGTCCCCGAATTTCCATTAGATTCTTATAGGAATCTATGTTGTTCGGGATGTAAGGCGGAACTAATTTATCCGCCTCTTCCTGCACCAACGGACTCACTCTCATCACTGCTTTGTAGGGGATGTTGGGAATCTCCTCAGTGTAGTGGGCTTTGAGATAGAGCCGATATTCTGATTCAAGGGTTGGGTCTTTTCCCTTCTCACCTGGAACCCTTCTATCCACCCTTACGGCATGGATAGTATTACCAAACCACCTAGGGGCAGCGGAGGTTGCCGCTGTACCGACCAGTTCCGGTCCAAGGATAGCCTTCCCACTCCTGTCATCCTTAGCCACCACTTCATGGGTAGTCCAGATAATCGTTCCAGGGAGTTTTTTGGAATTGATGACCGCTCCCTGAATCCATCTTTGGGTGATGTTGTAATGAGTCCTGGGATTGCCGCCTACTTTCGATGCTCCATCAGTGAAGGAGATCGTTTCTTCAGCGGGGCCGATCCTTTCTGATCTCCCACTCCTGGCTGCAAGACCACCCTTTGCATACCCTCCCATCATGAAGTCACAATAGGAGGACATTCCCTCGAAAAACCTAGCTTGAATAAGTTCATAATCCTTCTGCCTTGTAGGGGGAAGGAGTTTTGAGGATGGATCACTGGTATCCTCAGGCCAATAACCTTGGGAAGCTAAGGCGATGGTGTCGAAGGGATCTTGGCGGATATCGATCTGCCAGATATCCAACACCCCTGCCTTCTGCCAAGGTTCGAGACTCTCAAAATTTTCTGCGGTGCATAACTTTGCCCTGAGTTTAGGATTCATTGATAATAGATAGTGAAGGACTGAAGATAGGAATGTTGTCTTCCCATGATGAGTCTCTCCATAAACACAGGTGACGTTGTTCATTATCCTCCATTGAGTAATCCGGTTATCCTACCTAACCATACCCCATAAGATAAAAGTAGAATAGCTCCGGTAGTTAAAAGAAATGCGCCTACACCTAATTTAATTATATCCAAAAGATCGTCCATTTTTCTCCTCCTTTAAAATTTCCCCAATATTACCACGTTACTCCTCTTTATGTCAATCATCATAAGGTCTCTTAACTAATCCATCCTTTCTATCAATATGTTCACACTTATCAATCCTACGATAGACAACCTCATGTGCCTTTGCTCCACCAAAGTATGTAATCTCCTTTGTTTTGATGTAAGTACTGAATCCCCTAATAATTACAGTTGGGGACTTATCCCTTCCACCCACTGATGCTACCTCTTCGTCATTCTCTGTTAAAAATATCCATCTCATAACCATCTAACCTCCTCCGGAAGGAACTCTCTCTCATACTCATGATTAATTTCCCTCCATCTAAACGCTCCCCCTAGAACATCCTCAACCCTCTCTCCGTTCCAACAGAAGGGAATGTATGGGCACTTATGTCCAATATACCCTGCATGTTGATTGCAGTTCTTGAGGTTCTGAGGATATCTAAGCTTCGGGAGTTCCAGCTCTGTCTGGACTATCTGATTTGATAGACTCTCTATTGTAGAAGGATCATAAATTATTGGTGGGAGGATGACAAACTGACTCATCTTAACTCTATCCTCTATCCTCCCCCACCATTCCTCTGCCATATCTATCCAGTTCCCTCCGCCCCAAATCGGGAACCTCTTCCATCCTGCCTTATACTGAGAGGATACCTTATCCGATTCCCATGGATCATCATCCTTGGAATATCCATAGGTGAATGGAGAGATCCTTCTACTTCCTTCCAATCCCTGCCTCTGCTCAGAATCAGAGACCTTCCTCTTGCTCCCCTTATCAAATCCAACAACCAAGCTACCGGATACAAATGATCCGGTGGAGATGGATGCTCCCTTAGCTTCCATAATCAATTGGAGATTATGCTCACTCATATCATATAGGTTAGAGAGATAGGATGAGGTTTTATAATTGAGAGATAGAAAAACATCATCACTCCTTCTCCTAAGTTTCTTATCCAATCTGGTTAGATAAGTAACCTCAGGAGAGAGGGGGATTACTATCTCCTCTTCTGTTCCTATGATCTCATACTCATTGAGGATGAGGGGGAGGATATATGCTTCATACATCTTCAATTCCCCATACAGAAGAGTCTTCATTTCATCTATGTGGGATAGATGTTCAGGAGTAGATGCTTCTTGCATATCCTTCATCTCTTCCAGGGCATATGAGACAGCTTCATCGAATCCTCCACCCCCACTAAGGATCTCACATCCCTTATGAACTGCAAGGCCGAAGAGAAGATCGTCGTTTATGATAGAGGATTGGATACCCCTACCTCCATATTCGGTGTAGTAGTAGCGTTCCCTTGGGCAGTTGAAAATCATTGTGTGTCTGGTGCTATCAGTTAGAATCATTAGTTGGTTCCTCCGAGCTAGAATTTATATTTGTCATAATTCCTTCTGTGGTTAATCTCCCTGTTGGAGAGATGAAGTAGGTAGTCCCCGCTGATCCTATTGGATCAAGCGGTTCTATGTTTCTAGTTATTGGGATAGGTTCATGAGCATTAAACCCTACAGAGGATGATGCCCAAGTAGGTGCAGGTTCTGGAGGGGGATTTGTGTTGTATATGGGTTGACCCCAGGTTGCTGGATTAAATGTAATCCCCCTAGGATTCTCAACACTATACAGATGCCCTCCAAAGAACATCCTCTGCAAAGGTTCAACATACTTAACCCTCACAATCTCCTCCGGAGATATCATATACCCTTTATTAATATACTTGAATATTCTTTCATGCATGGATGGAGAGATATTCTTAACCTTTATCTCCAAGTTCCTCTCCTCCTCCATAAACCCCTCTCCTACAAATCCCCCCTCAGGAGTCACTGCAGCTTGGCAGATACCCAAGTCGAATGTTTCCAACACATATTCCGGTGCTCCTGATTGAAGACCTATGAATTGAATATTTGGAAGCTTCCCCATGGAGTCCTGATATGTCCATATTCTGTTGCTATTATATAGGTTCTCCCCAGAACTTATCATATTCATATAATATGCTGAAGCCATATCAGCCATGCTCATTATTCCTGATGATGACTTTCCATAAACATCTAGATCCTCGGGAAGTACTGGAGATTCTCTAGGAGAAACCATCCACCTTGCATATCCCCCGGCAATATACCCTCCATACTTCCTCAAGAGCTTGAACATCAGGAACATTCTCTTAGATTGTCCTGGTCCCCCCCTTCTAATTGGGACTTTAATTAGATTCATGATCCCCCCTCCTTTTCCTTCTACGCTGGACCCCATTTTTTGATGATACTCCAGTATCCTCCTGTGCCTCCATATTCTATTAGAGTTACAGGGTGTCCGTAATACATAGCATAGTCTAGCTCTCCAGCTATCTTAGCTCTACGTCTAACTCTAAGATGGAACTTACCATCAGAATCCATAAGCCATACCATTTTTATTCTTAAGATCCATGCAATGAATATTCTCATTTCCCTCCCTCCCCCTTAGATAGAAAAGGGGAAGTAATTACTTCCCCCCATCATTTATAATTTCTGATTAATTTAATTCTGGATAAGCCATCTTAATGGATGCCATAATCTCTATAGCATATGGCTTAACCTGTTCCTTAACCTTATCGCTGGAGTTAACCAACCCAGCGAAGAAAGCCTGAGCAGTTCCGATACATATCCTAACCCACCAATTCATTTCCTTCCTCCTTTGGGATCTCATAGACCCCCTTGTAACTCTTCTGTAGTGCTCCAGATTCAATCAATTTATCCAGCTCCCTATACAGGGAACTCTTGCTTATCCCCATCTCCTTGGTGAGGCTTAGAAGTTCCTTTGTAGGCATTTTATCTTCCTTGAAAACCTTTGCCAATTTACCCAATCTCCCTCTCTCATACTCCACCACACTGAACCATCCTCCCTCTCCTCTATCCATGAAGAAGGATTTCCGAGGTTCCCTATGAGGGGTGATCTCCAACATATAGTACATCCCCCCCATTTCAGAAGGTTCAACAAGGGCTAATTGAACACATGAATAACCTTGCATCCCCGCACTTCCTGAACTCCTATCTTGAGCACGAAGATAGGAGAAGTCTGTTCTAGTCTTGGTTGAATGATGACTACCCAGGATGGTCATGTTGTTGGAATCAGCCATCCTGGATAAGGGTATAAGTGATAGCATTGTTGATGTTAGATCCTTTGTGTTCTTCTCTTTCATAAAGGGAAGCAGAGGATCTAGGATTATCATATCATGCTTACCCTTTAATCTATCTAAGCATTTCTGGAGCAGAACTTCTGCATCTTTTAAGTATGTTAAGGGGAAGGTTTTATCCCCAACAAATCCATAAATTTCCACCTTCTTTAGCCCAATGATTCTTGCCATATCTTTCACGTCCCCCTCTCCTCTATCCGCAACCAAGTAACCTATGGAAGTTGCATCAAATTCAATTGGAAAGGGTTCTCCATCTTCCCACTTCTTTAATGATTGTAAGATTAATGTAGTTTTCCCAGATCCACTGGCACCACTCAGAATATGCAGGTGCTTTCGTGGCAGGATCATCTCCCTCCTATATACTAACCTCTTAGAGGTTTACTTAGACTTAACTGCATTACATACAGTACAAACCCATCCTCCAAGTTTGTTGTTCTTAGATGTTCCCCAATTATGGACTCTCTTTCCCTTCCCATATTTCTTATCTTGGTAATCATGTTCACAACTGCAAAATAGAACCTTAACCATTTCTCCCTCCATTTCTGAAATATGTGAGACTTTGAGACTTGGCACCTAACTCTCTCTATCTATGGGAGTTCGGGGAGTCTCAGTGTTGTCTCATGTGGGACAACATTTATGATCTTAGCTTCATATATATTTGAGACTGATGTCCCAAGCTGAAACATCATGAGACTCCCATAACCCCTTCCTTTTCAGATACTTAATCCCCAAGTCTCATTTTCCCACGTGTTTGTATCCCCCATTATAGCTTATCGAATGTAGTTAGGCAACAGGGATTCTATACTTGAATTGATTTCTGGGCTAATTGGATCATCTCCAGTATTCTTGGAAAATATCTTATTAAACTCCTCCCAATCCATCTTTTCGTATACAGATAGTGCAGTACATTCATTGCATATAAAATTCTCTCCATGTGCCCAGGTAAATCTTCCTAACTGTTTATGTAGATGTTTAGTTTTATCTTTAAGCCTTCTTAAAACATCTTTTATATTTCTCCGTCTGGTGTTGTCTGAATATAATTTATCACTAAATATTATAGGAAAATACTTATTCATATCCTCCAGAATAAGTTTAATCAAGGTATCTTCTAGAGTAGATTCATCCAAAAGATTCACCAATCTTCCCCTGAAATTCTTCCTAAAAACCCTCCCATGTTCATTACAACTCATAAAGATAATTGGATATCCTTTAGAATCCTTCTCCATTTTAGATGACACTAGACCCCTTTTGCAAATTGGGCATTCCATTTACTCTTCCTCCTGAGAAAAAAGGTTAAACATTTAATATCTCTTTTATTAAGGAGAATCCCCAGCTCATCCTTACAAGTACATGAGGTTGGATAGTTTATAGGAACACTCCTCGTGGATGAGTATCCAACAATCCCACTTGGGACAGTGATATCAATGGAACCTCCCCTTACTTCCAGAGTTATCTCCCCCTTTCTAAACCTTGCATTCCTCTGCTGTTCCCGGATCTTACAAAATCCACAAGATGTATAACTCATTCCCCCTCCTCTATAACTCATTCTTCTTCGGTTTCAAGAACGGAATCCCACACTCTGTACAGGTGTGGATGGTATGACCTGGAAGGGTATCCTTAGGCATTCTCATCTCCTCCCTTGTGAGACAAACTCCCCAAGGCTTACCGATTTTAATCTCTGCCCCACAATATGGGCATATGAATCTCCCCCGACCTGAATAGAAGGCTTCCTGCCATTTTACTTTCTCCCATGATATAACCTTTAATTCTCTTCCCATTCTTTCCCCCTTAATTAATGGTTATGAAGTCAGCATACAGGACTTCAAGTTCTTCCTTAAGCAAATCTCTTTCATCCAATAGGGAAGTAATTACTTCCTCTGTTTCCAACCATTTAAGATATTCGAATTCATTCCTCTCCATTATTCAACTCCTCCCTCATGGATATTAAGGATTGATAGATTTTATAGTTTATTTCTCCAAATTCTTTTTCATCCATTCCCTTAGCATCAATCTTTGAGCTAAATGTCATCCCTTTAAACCCATTCGTTCCTATACAACACCCAACTGCTCCAATGAGAACCCTCAACTCATTTGGAGACAGGATCAGATGATACTTCCTTTCCGACAACCTCTTCAGATCCGACATTTTCTTTTCCCCCCGTTAAAAGTTTAACATCATACTTATCACCTTTTAGCATAAACGCCCATGCAACTGTTTCCGGAGAAGATTCACAGATATCAAGGATTTCCTGATAATCAAACTCCAGGAGATCTTCCAATGTAACATCCTTAACCTTCTCCATATCCTCTTCCATTTTTCTAAAACAAATCGGGCATATCCATCCAATCCCTGCAACCTGTGTCCATTCCTTCTTATCCACAGTAACAGTTAATCTACACCCTTCACACCAATGAGTTTCCTTATCTCCATTGAGCTTAATATCCCTTGCTTTTCTCCAGGATTCTGTATAACCTCCCATATAGCCATCCCCATAACCTCCCATATAATCCCCAGCATGTCTGTTATCATCCTTAGGGGGTGTGTAGGATGTTATGGAGTATGTATTGGAAACCCAACACTTATCCCTCCAGGTTCCCTGATTCTCATGGATAATCATAACCTCCCCATCTCCATTCATAAGGAGGAGTTTATTTCCCATCCCTACAAAATGTTCAATAATCCCGGCTAATAGCTTAGTTCCAAAGAGATTCGGATATGCTATGAGAATAGGACGGATACAAAACTCCACAAAATGTTTTGTATCACTCCATTTTTTATTCTCTTCAGGAATTTGAATGATCCCGTTATGCATAACCCAGACATTTTTAGTTGCTCGAATTGGGTGGCAATTAACTTCATCCTTCTGCCCACTGGTAGCCTTCCTCATATGAACAGCTACCTTTAAGCTATCATCTATGGACTTTAAGCAGGATTTTAGATCCTTTAACTTAAATCCCTTCTCAACTGCCAACTTCTTTCCCTTACTCCACATAACTCCCCAACCATCGTTATTGGTTCTGAATGATTCTTCTATCCATCCATCAGGGATTGGGATGTTAGATGGTTTATTGATTATTAGGCACATTCTGAACTTCCTCCGTTATTTGTTATTAAGTTTCCGGAAGTAATTACTTCCATTAAATTTCCCCATCTTCTTGAACCTGATCTGATATCTTCTTTACTTTAAGCCATTTGCACAGATATGGAAACTCATTCCTCTCTCCTCCTTTCTCACTCCTGGTAGTCTTTGAAGTAATTACGAAGTCTATGAAGGTTTGTTGATCCAGTTTTTTCATGGAAGTAACTCCACAGAATCTTACCAAGGCTTGAGCGAATTCCAAGTTGGAGAAGAAATGATCCCTGTTTAGAGTTCCACGGAAAATCCTCATCTCCACTGTGTTGGGATGAAGGAGGTTGAGCATTTCATATTTCTCCTGCCCAACAACTTCGGAGATCTTAGTGACTTTCTTCAACTTAGAGTATCCACTCCCATACCTCCCTGCAATGGTGGTTATTAACTCTTTATTCGCGGGATCGTTAAGAAAAACCACCATCTTTCCTATCCTCATGAATCCCAGGGGGTTCCTGGAGATATGTATGTGCATCCCGCATCTTCCCCCATTCCAGGAAGTTAATCCTTTGGGATGATTATCGAAGAGGTTCCCCCAAGCTTTCTTATGCTCCTCTATGCTCATAGGTAGAGTAACTATCTCTATCCCCCCACCGGATAGAGATCCATCTCTCTTGCATATGGCAATTCCCTTCATGATTTTATTTATGGCATTCAGAGTTTTTTGAAACTCTCCTAAAGTATTCTGCTCAACTTCCAACTCTATTCCATAGAGAATGGAATCCGGTGGAGGGGAGCCATAAAAAGATTTACCTATATACTCTATGGGGTTTGTTGAATATGCCAAGAGAGGTTGATTAGCTTCCCTCTCGAAGCATCTTGAACAGATTTTCCTTCTGCTAATTTCAGATTCCCTCCCTACTGAATTAGGATACCTCCCTCCACAGTTCCCACAAATAAATGAAACTCCGTCCATACATTTTCTACAATAGGTAAGTCCATTTGTGTGGAAGTATTCGAAGTTTTTGATGTTAACCTTCTCCCCGCAACCTTTGCAAATTTTGATATAGGTTCTATAGCAAGGTGAGCAATATTCAAATTCATTCCTATCCCTATGAAGACAGCCACAGGATTTGCATAGAGTTATATTATCATCATAACAAGACTCACATAGGAGGATTCCATGAGGATTTATCTTATAGGGAGGGTTAAACATGCAGTTTTTGCATTTAATTCTCTTCTTCTTACTCACTTCCAGAAGAAACTCCATTAACTCCTCGGGTGTTATAAAGGTGTTATTGGGAGCATTCATGAAACTTCTTATGAAATTATCCCCATCTTCTATATGCATGAACCTCCTCTCCATCTTCTCCGGGTCCCAGGTTTTATTTACTACACTAAAGATGAATCTAGGTGTGTTGTAACCATTATTCCTGCCGGACTGAATAAACATCAATAGGTTATAATCCTTTCCCTCCTTGGTGTGTATAACATCTCCAACTTTCGTATAAAGCCCCTCATACCTTTCAAAATATCCCTTCGCAGCATCATTCCTCTCCTTTTGGTTCATATCTTCTTCTTCCTCCTCTTCATCTTCCCAATATATGTTCATTATCTTTTTCCTCCAGATTTATCCAACGATATTAGTTTATTCCTGATGTCATTAAGGAGATTCTTATATTCCTCCTTAGTAAAACGATGAGTATAAGATGGGTCCATCATAGCATGTGGAATCCTGATAGTTGCCCGAGACATATCAAACAATATCTCTGCTTCATTCTCCGTTAAAATTATGTGTAAGTTTCTTACCTCACTCATCTTCCCTCCTTTCCGGAAGTAATTACTTCCACTGATCCCTTATATCATCTGTTAGGATATTGGATAGCTGGATTTTGATGTCTTCCAGGAAGTCAGTATATTCCTCATTGGAAAAATTATATCCCCTTGGTTTCTCAGCAGAACACTCATTTGGAATGGTTACATTTAAGGCTGTCATAGCATGAAGTATGCAAGCCTCCTTCTCATTTAATACCACAACCATGTTTCTCATAATCCTCCTTCTGGAATGGAACATCTCCCGCAGAACTCAGTTCCATTAATTGTGTAGTTATAGCAACAAATCCTACATCGGACTGTTGATGGATTTCTAACCCTCACCACAACTCCTCTCCCTCCTCTCCCCTTTATGGTCTTAGCTCCCCTGAATTTCCTAGTTCGTTTATCATAGCGCCGATGTTCTTTGCCTTGCATTTCTCCAAAGCCTCCGAAAATGAAATTGGGTAGAAAGAATTTGCATCAACTCCAACATCCATGCTTCTCCCTATCCCAGGGAATTTCCCATGGGAATGTCCAAATAGATGAACTCTTCCCATATGAGAAGCAGGCCATCTGGCATGAGCATAATGAGACACCCATATTTTCTCTCCCATGTAAGCAACCTTCTTAACATCATAAACTCCGGAGAAGAGATAGAATTGCCTCTTGATATGTTTCTCATCGTGATTGCCCAGGATGAGAGAGTGATTAATCCCATTTAGCTTATCAATATAGAATGATGCAGAGTCCCAGGAGAAGTCTCCAAGGTGCCATACTTCATCGGTTTTCCCTACCTTAGAGTTGAATCTGGAGATAATATCCCTATTCATCTCCTCTATGGAGGAGTATGGGCGATTACAGAATTTAATGATGTTAGTATGTCCGAAGTGCTGATCGGCAGTGAACCAAATCACCTATCCCTCCCATTCCCATATAGCCTTTGCCAGCTCTAGAATTTTCTTTATAGTCTCAAGTCTCCTATTATAGGATGGGATGGTTATATCCCTTCCAATAGAGGCAGCGGCTGTTTTTAGCAAGATCGAGATTTCCCTTGCTTCCTCCTCAGATTCAAATTCAATTATGATTCTCTTTTTCATGTCTCCCTCCGGATAATAATTGTTATAACCTTATCCTGATATTATCCCAAAGTTTTACTAAGAAATCGGCATACTCTGATGTATCCTTTACAGGATTATGACAAGAGATTCTTGTCTCCCTTATAAAGGATGCCACTTGATGTGGACATGAACATACATCTCTTAACATCTCCGCTTCATCCATAGTCAGATTGATCCTGATGAATGGTTCTGAGTTGATTTTCTCTACTTTCATTTCTCAATCCCCCATTTCATTCTCTGTAAATAACTCCGCTGTTTCAACAATCCCCTTCTCCTTTGTCCTAGCTAGAAAGTCCCCATAGTGCAAGCTCATATCCTCTATCAATTCAGTGGGAATCTCCGGCTCTTTGATGGATTCATCGGAAGTAATTACTTCCGGAATTTTCTCAACCTTTCTCTTCCAAACTCTCCCCGTTCCAATCTTCACATATGGAATGTCAAGAGGGGAAGAGTGGGATATCCCCTCTACAATGGATTGATGAGAGATAAATGGAAGTTGTCTCTTAGCCCATGATTGGGCTTTGATGGACTCCCTGGCATTTTCCAAGATAGCCAGGGATTTAAGCTTGGATTTCCTATCCCTTTTAGACCTTGGGAGGGACTTGAAATCCCTCTTTACTCTATCCTCCATTGAGGATAAGATATTCTCTTCTTTTAGAATAACTCTGATGAACATTTATCCTCCAATTTGTTTCTAGCTATTTCATTTAATAATAGGCATACCCTTGACATAATTCTACTTAACTTTTCTGCATTTTCCTCGGAAAGAATCGCTTGTGAAGGATGACAAAAGTACCTCAAACAGGTAACAGACCTCATTTCTCTAGGAAGAATACATCCCTTCCCCTTTCTCCAAAATCCAAGATTTAGGTCGAATAAATCATCATAAATAGGCTTATCCTCTTTTGGGTATCGGTCATATAGATACCCTTTCGCACTAGCACACATAGAGCAACAGCATCCACATTTTACTAATCCCCATTCCGGATGCTCTCTCGATGTTATACACTTCCCATCTATGAACTCACATTTGAAGTTAAGCAATGCTGTTTCACCTTTTAGCCTCTTTATCTCATCCCACTTAGCATTCATTTCTTTCCCTCTCATAAACTAAGATAGGGGAGGCTATTAACCTCCCCTATCCCACTTAGAAACGGAAGTAATTACTTCCTAGCTTCCTTTGCGAATCCGAGCGCCGAGAATCTCGATAAACTTCTTGGTTCGTTCGGAAGGTCGATAAACCCCTTTAACATCATTCAAAACCTGCTTCGCTTCGTCCAGCTTAAAGCTAACATTAACCCGCTTTACTTCCTCTTTTACGATATTCGTTTTCATTGTCTTTGCCTTTCTACTCTCTCTAGAGAGTTATGAAGGAAGTAATTACTTCCTTCTAATTAAATTCCTTCAACCACTGTATATATTATACTATATGGGATATGACTTGTCAAGCTAAGTGGTTTATTATCAATAGGATAGAAGGGGTGTCTCCACCCCTTCATTTAGCGGATTGTTTTGCGGTTAATTTGCGGTTAACTTGTTTATGAGGATCTTTCCTTTAAGGGCCATGCTGAAAGACTTAGCATGGTTAATATGAGTCTCCTGATCTGCTATGAGCCTATATCGCATAGATGGACATGCCTTGATAGCCTCTAGCATCTTGGATTCAAGCCTATTGTCTTTGCTCATTTCTACCCTCGATAATGGATAGGATATAGTTTGTCATTTCTACCTTTTTCCTTAGGAATGTCGGCTCATTGGGATAGCCTATAATCCTAGCATCGAATGGATAAGGATAGCATCCAAAGGGACATGGCCTGCTATCCATTACTTGCATCTTCTCTTGTTTGTTCATAGATTAGCCTCTATGTGGTTCCTAGGTCATTCTAGGATCATCCCTGCTAGACTATTTCTAGCCTAGTAGGGATAACTCTAGGATGATAAGGCTATACTTCTTCTGCTACCCTCTTAACGATTGCAGCATAGGCTTCGATGATAGCCTTGACTACCTCATCCTTGACCCCAGCCTCTTTTAGGGAAGCACCGAAATTGTCAGTGCTGACTTCGCAGAGTGCAACTGCAGTCAGGAAGTCATTAATCGGTACTTCTACTCCAGCGAGCTTTCCATTCTCTCCGGGTTTGCTAGTGGTATGCTTCTTGGCAGCAAGGGCCTTTTGTCTAGGTGTTGCTTGTTTCATGTCAACGGCTTCCTTTGCTATTGACTTTAGCTCAGCATACCCTATCCGAAAGAGATACGTTGCTGCCATATAAGCAGGGTTTGTATGGTATCCCGGACCTTTCTCTGTTGAATCCTCTTTATGCTCTGGGATAGTCGGATCAAGCTCTCTGAGATAGGCAATTCTTGTCGCCGCTTTCTTGGTCTTCTCATCGAAGCTATCGACCCAATCAAGGAAAGCTGTAACAAACTGAGGGGCGAATTCAGCTTTGTCTATCATTGCCTTGTGAACCGCAAGAAATGCGGTGAATCCTGGTTTAATCTCCGCAATGATTCCGGCTCGTAATTGTTCTGGTGTAATGCTCGGTGATACTTTATTCATTTTCTTTGCCATGTTATTTTCTCCCTTTGTCAGTAGCTTAATTGCTACCTGATATAAGACTACTAGATGGTTTTTACTCTGTCAATCCCTTTCTTACTCTTTCTCTCAATTCTTCTTTAATCTTGGTTTTTACTGCAATAGCTGATCTTATGTCATTCCGGTTTTCTTGTGATCCATGAGAATATCCACTATCTTTATTTAATTGGATCACATATTGGGATACAGCCGCTAATAATGTCATTAGCTCATCTTTTGTTAGTTCCATTATTGTCTATCCTTTCATTGTTTCGATCTAATGCTTGATTGTATGCCTGAATTGCAAGTGCTCTTGTGTTTCGGGGCATACTCTCATCTAATGCGATTATCCGAGCGGTTATCATTTCTTGCGACATTGCAATTTCTTTGCCTTTGTGCTTGTAAGTGCTTTTCATATTCTACCCTTTCATTGGAAGTAAATACTTCCTCTATTTCATATCGGGATCTTAGTTACTTGCATTAGCTTTGTCAAGTAGTCTTCCTCTATTTTACATTCTTTTAACAATTGGGGTAGCAGATAAGACTAGAGTGCTATGATGCTAGGTGCACCTATAAAAAACTCTATACGTCTTACTTCTCAATTTATTTCATAAATAACTTCTATTAATAAATGAACTTTACACTGTAAAGTTCTCTATCCCCTAATCCTCATTCCTCATCCTCTATCCCCTGGGAGGATAAGCATCCCCCCACCCCCCGGAGACGGCATCAATGGATGTGGATGGAACTCCTCCCCTGATATATAAGCCAAAAAATTTTCAGCAAAGGAAATTTGATATAAAGATTCCAAGTCCCAGCCCTGAGACTGAAATGAGACTTCAATTAGAAAACCCCCATTTATAACTCCTTTATTATCAACTACTTAATTTTGACCTCACAATGTGTGAGACTTTGGGACTTGGGGGTTAAATGCTTGGGAACATTAGACATCGGGGAGTCTCATCATGTCCCACCCTGGGACATCAGTCTCATAGGGGTATGAAAGGTGGGACATGGGGAGGGTGAACGTTTATATGTTAGGATATTTGATATATATAGCAGCTTCGTATATATTTTGAGTCTGATGTCCCAACCTGGGACATCGCTGGGACATCACTAAATGTGAGATCTAAAGAACTTAACCCCTAAAAACCCCATGTCCCACACACACATACGCGGAGTTTTAAATGTTGCAACGAAAGGACTTAGTTTTCTCAGGATGGAATTTTCAAGTCCCATTCTTGTCCCATTGTTGTCTCATCATGGACTACTTTATATTATAAAGAGCTTTATTATATAAACTTATTATGGTATAATATGCTTCATTAAGGGGGCTGCCAATCTTTTCCTTCGCCTCCTTCCTTTGCCTTAGGCAGCCCCCGAAATATAGATGAGGCTTTTTGGGAGGTTTAATGGATCAGACCTTTTATGTGGGTGAAGTTGGGAGGGCAATATCCATTTTCTGTGGATTTGACATTTCCACTGTTGCCTCTAAATCCGTAACAGTCTATAGACCCAATTCATCCCACTTCACTCAAACCTCCACAGAAGTAACTGTAGATGATGCTACAACTGGGCAGATTCATATCTTAACCAGAAGCGGAGATCTATCCCTATCTGGAACCTATACTGTCCAGGCAAAGATGACCCTTGCATCAGGGTCCATTCTATTCTCCCCCATCCTTTCCTTTGAAGTTGATAGTGTTTATGATGAGGAATACACAGCTCCTACAACTGGTAGTTATGCAGCCGGGGATCTTCTATATGCATCGTCCATAACCTCCCTCTCTCGTCTTCCAATAGGAACATCAAACCAATACCTAGGGATATCCAGTGGATTAGCTCCTATGTGGCTTGATGGATTTATTAATATTAGGTCATATGGGGCGGTAGGGGATGGGATAGCGGACGATACAAATGCCATTCAGGATGCTATAACGGAAGCAGAGGGAAAGCTTATCTATCTACCTCCAGGAATATATAAAATAAGTTCTGGTCTAACTCATTCTGGAGCCTTAAATATGTTTGGGGTTTCGGGAAAGAGCATTATAAGACCCGCAGATGGAACAGGAATTGCACTTACTGTTACAAATGGACTTAATGAATTAGGATACGGATCTGCATCATTTCTTGGGGGATTTAGCATTGATGGACAAAATGATCCGACTGGAAATGGATTGAAGTTGGGAACTTCTGAGACTCTTGCCACGAATCTCACATTCCGACAGGTTGATGTAAATAGCTATAGCGAATCGGGAGGCGTGGGATGGCTCATCGGCGATGCTACTGGGGTAGAGTTCTATGGGTGCGCCTCTGTTGCTAATGAAACAGGAGCTAAACTATACTCTACTACTCACGGCACACCTACTGACATCTCATGGATGGGCGGGCGGATCATGTTCAATCTCGGCAGCGGATGGGATATTCAAGAGGGCCGAGGAATCCTTATTGGCGGCGGCGCCGAAATCGAATCCAACCATGGTCGAGGAGTTTATATCCATCCTCCTGCATCAGGCCAATGTAGAAGGATAGTTCTAGAAAATGCTTGGATTGAGAACAATCAAGCAACTGGTGAAGCTGGTGATGCTGAGATTGAAATAGATGGAACGGCCTCAAGCGCAGTAACGGATATAATTATTAAGAATGTTTACAACTCAATTCCATCAACGAATCCAGATGCAATATTCCTTAAAAGCAATGGGGCTACAAGTTTGAGGCTAGAGGACCCATATCTGCAGTCTGGAGCAGCGGATAATTTAGTGATAGGAGGAGCATCAACCAGGATTGTAGTTAATGATTGGACTACTGCAGTTAATGGGACAGTTACAGATGCATTTGACTTCTTCAATAGTGCTACATTAGTGGGGAATGTGACCGTTCATGAATCCACTGCTGGCGGTTATGGTATAACTGGATACCTTGCAATAAACGATGAGTTGTATATAAATAACTCAAAAGTTCTCGGTGCAAGAGGAGCGGCGGTAGCCGATGCAGCAGGTGGGGCAACGGTAGATACTGAAGCTCGCGCAGCAATTAATACATTATTGGCTAGAATGCGAGCGCATGGATCAATAGCAACCTAAACATGATAGATCAGGAAATTCTACAAGAGGAAGCTAAAAGAGAGATAATTCGACGGCAGAAGGCTCTTTTCTATCTTCAGCATCCGTTCCTCTTCCAACGGGATATTCTTTGCAAGGAAGAGTGGAGGAAAAATCTTGCTGATATTCATGAACGAGGACTGGAGTGGATCAATCAAGGAAAGCGTAAGAAACTTATTCTGTGGCCTAGAAAGCACCTTAAATCTACAGTCTTCACTCAAGGGGAATCTCTCCGAAGAGTTTTACTTGATCCAGACATACGGATACTTATATCCTCTTCTAAATGGGATAATGCCAAGCGATTCCTTGGAGCCATCAAAGGATATATGCAACAGGGGAGATTCATAGAACTCTATGGAGATCTTCTTCCAGGAACAAAGGATAAGTATTTAAAGAACAATGACTCTGAGCTGACTCTGAGAAGTCGTAAAAACCTCGGGATTAAGGAACCAACCTTCTCCACAACGGGTTTGGATGCAGCTCAAACATCTCAACATTATGATCTGATAATTCATGATGATTTGGTGGAGAGAAAGAATGTAGGGAATATAGAACAGATTGATAAGGTTATAACCTACTTTAAGGATTCATTAGATTTGTTAGATCCAGGAAAGGAACTCTGGATTCTCGGAACTCGATGGCATCCACTAGATATGTATGGATGGATCATGAGTGAGTTCTGTGATCCAAGATGTTTAGATAATGATTTCGATCATGTAAAAGGATGTAAGTGTGATTTCGATGTCACATTGAAGGAACTTGAGGAGGACGGGAAATATGTCTTTCCTGCGCTATTTAACGATGAAGAAGCAGATGAGCTACTCAGGCAGAAGGGATCATATGAGTTCGCTAGTCAATACCGCAATAATCCTGTTGATCCCTCTGTGTGTTGGTTCAGGCAGTCTGAAATCCAGGCTTCGCTCATTTCTGTTAAGGAAGCTCAATCCAGGGCTAAGGACTGCATCTGGTATATAGCAGTTGATCCAGCGGAATCGGTTGAGAAAAGAAGCTGTCTAACAGCAGCAGTTGCAGTAGGGGTTGATGCAAACACTGGGATATGGTATGTGGACGAGGCAAAGGGAGTGAAGGTTGAAACTCCAGGATTCATTGATCTTTGCTTTAATGTGTATTCCAGATATCCATATCCTCAATTCGGGCTGGAAACCAACACCCGGAAATCCCTCGCTTATGCTCTTAAGGATCAGATGACTCGTAGAGGGATTTACTTTGAAATTAAGGATCTATCCCCCATTCGAGGTTGGGCAGGAGGGAATGTTAAAGAGCAGAGAATTAAGAGACTCATCCCCCTGTTCCAGTTTGGGAGAATAAAAGTCAGGGAGGATCTAAAGGATCTCATTCAATCCCTCCTAACAGTCCCCGCTTCTACAAGTTGGGATATAATAGATGCTCTCTCTTACATCTTGGATATGGTTCCAGCCGGAATGGGAGCGAATATGGAGACAAGGATTCCTAAGAGAATCGTCGGATGGGCGCGTACTGGGATTTAATTATGGAAAATACAGAAGTAACTCTTAATGAGGAAGATAATCCTACACCAGTATTCCAATTACTCTACGATTTGGGGATAGAGGAAGATGGAACTGATGAAAAGGACTCCATTAAGACTCAGTTTGTAAGGCGTCTTACATCTTCAGAGAAGTACATGAAGACCTTATATCCTTCTATGATAGCTAACTACAAGAAATATTGTAGTGTATCTGATCCAATAATGAAGGAAGATGGAGATGAGGATACAGAAAGGGCGAATCTCTTCATTCCTTATCCCCATTCCATTGTCGAAGCTGAGATGCCTAGACTAGCTGGAAGACTTCCAAGAGCCAGAGCATTTCCGAGAGTAGATGCCAATAGAGCCAAAGTAGATGCCATACAGGACATTATCTACTATTCCCTGGACAGGATGAATTTCATCCAACTCCAGACTATATGGATGAGACAATTCGCTATATATGGTTGGTCCCCTCTCTACTACTATTGGAGGAAGGAAGAGAGTATGGGATTGGAAAGATCCCCTCAGCAACTCCAGGATGGATCAACAGCCTACCCCCTTCAAAGAGTAATGAAGACCAAGTATGATGACTTCTGGGCAACTGTCCTGGATGTATTTGATTGCTTCTTTCAACCTGGAGTAGAGATTATGGAGGAAGGGGAGTTCTTCTTCTTCAGGGAATGGTTATCTGCAAAAGAGATAAAGCAGATGGCTAAGGATGGAATTCTATATCCGGAAGTTATCAAATATGTTAATGATAATCCATCTCCAGGAAAGAGGATGGGAGTTGACTCGGATGGAAGAAGGGAGAGGGATGAGATTAAGGGTTTAGTCCCAGGAGATTCCGACAGCTCTTATGGAAAATATGAGTTAATGTGGATGCTGGAGAGAGAAAGAATAGTTCAGATGTTGGATAGGGAGGTTATTGCAAGAGTTGGTGATAACCCTAATCCTCTCCAGGAAATACCCATTATCAACTGTAACCTATGTCCTCTTGTGAATGAACCCATTGGAGTGTCTACAATAGAGTCTTTAGCTGGACTTCCAGATAAGTTGAATGCTCTTTCCAATGCAAGACTGGATAATATATCCCTTCTTCTCAATCAAGTATTTCTGGTTAACAGGAATGACCAGCAAACTGACTTCAAGAACATTCGCTCCACCCCCGGGAATGTTATTCTAACTGGAGATGTGGAGAGGAGTATTAAAGCTCTAACATTCCCTGACTTATCCAACTCATCCGAGATAGAGATTCGAAACACCAAGCAGGATATGCAGGTTGTCTCAGGAGTATCGGATTACATCCAGGGAACCAAGACTTCTTCGAAACTGGTGGACACGGCCACGGGCGTTTCTACCGTGGTGAGGGAAGGAAACGCTAAATTCGCATTGAAGCTATCTGCATTTGAGTCTGGATCATTGAGAAAGCTTATAGAAGTCTGTCATGCCTATAACATGACTTATATGCCTGAGAAGAAGAAGATCCATGTTTCAGGAATAAATGGAATGGAACTAAGAGATGTCACATTAGATGACATTCTATGTGAATGTGATTTCATAGTCGAACCCGGATCATGTGTGCCATTAGATCAGATATCCAGACGGGATGCTCTAATGAATCTTCTGGATAGAATGATTCAACTTCCCATGATAGTTAGGCTTGATAAGTATATCAAGGAAGTTCTGGATTCTTTTGATTTCCGAAACTCAGAAGAATTTCTAGTCAAGCAGGATGGTCCGAAATCCGCCGTAGAGGACACCAAGATAGCCGAGGCTGAGAATATAGCCTTATCCCAAGGGATGAATGTAACTCTCCAGGGTAATGACGGTCTTCATCTTGGAATCCATCAGAGTGCGGATGTACAGAACTGGGAGCCTAAAGCAACCGATGCTCTTAACTCCCATATAGAACAACATCAGTTGAAGATCCAACAGGAGATGCAGGCACAGATGGCTGCAATGGGAGGACAACTTGGAATACCAACTGCCGGTGGAACTGGCACAGAAGTTAAAGGCCCTGGAGGGGGTATGGGAACCCCTCAGGGAATACCTAGCCCTCAGGGAGGCTAAACTAGTTAATTCCTTAATGAATGGAACTGATGCTAGGGATAGGGATGAGGTAGTAGCAAAGATGGCAATATTAGCTAAGGGAGGGATTATGGAACTTATGTATATTGGTGATCTCCCTAGAGTATGTAAAGAAATTTGTAGTGATTATGCAAAGAGGGCAGAAGCCCTGAATAAGAATTAGTGGAGGACATGATGCCGAAGGACTCCGAAACCTTCTTTGATGAGCCGGAACAAACTGAAGAAGTCTCAGGTTCAGTCGAAGGAGAAGTGGAACAACCTATAGGTGGAGAAGAAACTCCTGAAAAGGAGAAAGGAGAAACAGAGCAATCCTTTATAGCCGGTACGACTTTCAAGACCCAAGAAGAAATGGCTAAGGCGTACAAGGAGCTGCAAGCCAGCTTCACACGAACTAGTCAGGAATTCAAGGAAGCAAAAGATCTTCTGAAGCAGATGGTTCCCCTTCTCACCAAAGCTGAGAATAAGGAACTCAATAAGGAAATTAAGGAAGATCCTGATGCATTCATGAAAGCCTTTGTATCCGATCCTAAAGGGACTCTTAATTCTCTCATTAGTGAGGCCCAGAAAGCTGCAATCGAGCCTCTTCAAAGTGAGCTAAGGACAACTACCTCTAACCTGGAGTTACAATCCTTCCTCACCAAGCACCCAGAACTCAATGAGGATGACTGGGAACCCTTCCTAAAGATAACAAATAAGTATCCAGAGGTAGGGAGCAGGAGAGATCGATTGGAAGTTTGGCTCAAGTTGCTTAAAATAGACAACCCCGATATAGGGGAAAGGACGACACAGCGGAAAGAGCAGCTTGAGAAGGGAGCCTTGGATGCAAAAAAGGCTGCGGGACTTGGTTCCCGGAAGTCGTCCACTCCCAAACAAGAAGAGGGAGATGAATTCGACCAAGTTCTGAAACTCTACACAGATCGTAGGGCTAAGTTCTAGGAAGAATTAGGAGTTAATTATGACTGAACCTCTAACTGGGACAAGGGGAACTAAGTACTCGGTAGCAACCGAGAATTCTCTTGTTCGGGACGTGGCGGATAAGATTTACCTTCTCCAGCCGGATGACGCCCCACTCACTACCTTCACCCGAGGGATTGGTGGGAAAGAATCGACGGATAATCCCAAGTATGAATGGCTTGAATCAGATATTCGACCTGGGAAGGTTGTTGTAAGCGGATCTATTGGCACATCCACAACCATTGATGTTGTAGCCGGAACCGGAACACGAATCAGGGTGGGTGATATTCTTATTGCTCCCACTGGTGAATCTATTCTGGTCACTGTTGTAACCACAGACGCTCTGACTGTTACCAGAAGTATGGGAGCTGTTGCTTCCGATACCCTGGCAGATGGTGATGAGCTGGTGATTGCAGGTAACGCCCTCGCTGAAGGTAGCGATGCTGTTACATCTGTCTACACCAAGAAAGAAACTCTTTATAACTACATCCAGATCTTTAAAGATAGCGTAACTCTCACTGAAGTTCAAAACGCCTCTAAGTCCATTGGTGGAAATGATCGTAAGTTTCAGCAAATGGTAAAGGCTATTGAACATAAGAGGGGGATTGAGCAGGCTTTCCTCTTTGGAGACAGGTTTGAAGAGACTACTGGACAGGCACAGAGGGGAACTGGGGGATTAATTTTCTTCGTTACTACCAATGTGACCAATGTCGGTGGGGTTCTAACGGAAGCGGATTTTGAGTCGTTCTGTCAGACGCTTTTCCGTTACAATCCTGCGGTTTCCTCACCAAAGAAACTCATGTTGGCTAACCCCATAATGATTTCCGGTATAAATTTCTGGGCCAAGAATGCTCTCCAGATTTCTCAGTCTGAAAAGAGCTATGGAATCCGGATTGCTACCTACCGCAGTGGTCATGGGGATCTTGATATTGTCAAGCATTGGCTGTTAAGTGACCTGGAAGAGTGGAAGACTTATAATTTCTGCTTAGATCCTGCAAATGTTAAATACCGCTACTTGCCTGGATTAGATACCAAGCTCCATCTGGATACTCAGGCAAAGTCGGTCTCTACCCATCAGGATGAATATAGAACCTATTGTGGATTGCAGGTTATGCAGGAGAAAACTCACGGAATTATCCACGGTATAACCGGGTTCGCGGCATAGGAGGGATAATATGAAAAGTATTCGAATCATAGATGTTCCCCTAATCGTCAGTGAAGCTGTAGATGCAAGTACTGACGGAACTGTGGATGTTACCGAGGAATTCAACAAAGTAGAGTGGGTTGCGGCCCCTGTTATTTTCCTGGACGCTGTTGAGGATACCAATGGTTCCACATTCGATGTGGATATCCAGGTTTCCCTTGATGGCGGAACAAACAAGGAGGAAGTTCTATCCTTTACCCAGTTGTCTGCAACTGGGCATGAGTTGAAAGCATTCACCATCCCTCCGTTTGGTGGGAAAATCTACGTTGTAACTACAGTTAGTGCGGGTGGGGGAGCGTTTACATACTCCTTAACCCTCGCTGGTCCTGTAAACGGCGCTAGAGGACCGAAGTATTAATAATATAAAAGAGGGGGGACTAATCTCCCCCCTTGGAGGATAGATGTTCAATGTAGCTGTTATGAGTCCATCTAGTGGGAAATGTGAGTTCCGATACGCACAGTGTCTTGCTAACATGGCTATTCATTTCTGCTCCCATGAAATAATTGAGGGAGAGAATGTTCAGGGAATTCAAGTAGTGGGTCAGCAATCATTCTCAACTTCTTGCAATCGAGAGATGTTGGTTGATTGGGCAATTACTAAAGACTTCTCTCATGTTCTGTTCATAGATGATGATATGGAATTTGAGGAAGATGTTCTGTTTGATCTAGCTAGAAGGAATCTGGACTTTGTAGTTTGCAATTATCCTAGAAAGAAGGTTCCGTTATCCTTCATCTCCATTGGACTGAATGGAGAGGAGCTTATAACAAGTAAGGATTCAATGGGAGTTGAAGAAGCATCCCAGGTTGGATTTGGAATGGCTCTCATAGGGATGAATGTTATTAAATCTATAGAGAAGCCCAGGTTCCCACTCCCATTCAACACTGTTACCATGGAATACGGAAGTGAGGATTACTGGTTTTGTAAAAGAGCCAAGGATAATGGATATAAGATTTTTATAGATCATGATGCTTCGAAGAAGGTGGGCCATATAGGGTCTTACACATACAGGGGGACGTATGAATTGTAATAAATGTGGGAAGATTTTCAAAGACAATAGAGGAGTTGCTGTTCATATAGCGAATTGTAAAGGGACTGGGGCAGAAACAAGTCCTCCGTCTGCTCCACAGGAAGAGGGGATATCGGAGTCCCCTCTTCCGATTACTCCAGAAGAAGCTAAGGAAGCTAAGTTCGTAACATTCCGATCTCCGAGGATTAAGTCACTTAGAATTGTTGTGGTTCCATCCATGAATAGGGTTATTGAAACTCCAACAGGGAATTATGTTACCAGGGTTGATGGGAAAACAGCGGAGTTTGTGGATGGGATTTATAGAACCAATGATCCTGAGATCATTGAATGTCTAACAAAGTACAGCGCTAATAAGAAGAATGCAAGATATCCCGTTATCAGTGATATTGATATAGAGAGGATGAGGAAGACTCTTAACTAAGGAATATAAAATGTCTCCATTCCTGATTGCCCATCCGAGTGAGAGCACAAATGTCACCCTTAATTGGGATGCAAATGAGGAAGAAGATCTTGCTGGATATTATCTATATTATGGTTCTGACTCTGATACGGTGTTGGTGGATGGGACAAAGCTTGATCTAGGAAATGTAGTAACTTATAGCTTGCTTCAACCATCAGGAACGGTTTATTATTATCTAGCCGCTTATGATACAGAGGGGAATGAAAGCCCTGCAGCGGGGCCTGTGGAAATAACAATATGAGAATTACGTTTTTAATCACACTGATGCTTTACTGTTCGGGGCTATTTGCAGGTTCCGAAGACATTCAGATCATCGCTGGGCCATGGCAGACGAGCGAATGTTTTCGATATTCAAATCAATGGTATGGCGAGACTCACGCGCCGATTTCGAAGGACGTCGTAAGATTCTGGGGATACGAAGACACCAGTTTCACATATCCCAGTAGTGCGGAACACGGGTCAAATTATGGTCCGAATGCAGATTGTCGTACAGCAGGAGCAGGAAGAGGGTATGTTGTTGGAACTATAGTAGATCTTGCAACATATAATAAAAGCTCCGTTGCAGACTACAAATCTAAAATAGGTACAATGCCATCAGGATGCACCCCCCCACAATACGGTAGAACTCCATTCTTTTGGGACCCTACGGATGACAGCGTGTTATATGGAAATTGCAATGATGGAAAAATTAAGAAATATGATTTTGACGATGCCCCATCCGGGTGGGTGACGGTATGCGATTGGTCCGCGCTGAGTAAACCGAGCGGAGGAAACGCCTACACAAATATATATGGATGGCAATACGGCACCACGAAACTAACCGGGCTTTTCGGCCAGAGAATGTATGAAACTCAGGCCGTTGTCGAGGCGCGCGGCGTAACGTGGTACGACGCCGTGCAGTGCGACGTTGCGGACGGTGCGGAATACGACGTTGATTTGTCTCCGACATACTTTTGCAATACGGCTTGCTGTTTTGGCTCAGACTGCGCTAATGGAACCACATGCGTTTCCGAGACTCCTTGTGCCGTAGGGGCCTACCATTCCGGCAATATCGTATTTGGTAAAAACGGGCACTGGGGATATCCGCATGATTCTGCTCTGTATGTTGCGACGTATGGGGGAGGAGTAGGAATGAACGGTGTCCACCATGGAGCTGCTACCGATGGCGATAAGTGCGTGGGCACTCACTGGACGGATGATGAGAACCCATTCTATACGGAAGGCGAGGGACTCGTTCAAGGCGGGCATGTAAATTGGTTGTCTGACGCAGACTGGTATATCACGGATTTATTTCCGGCCACAGGTGGGAACACGCCCGGAATAAGTACCAAAATCGGGGCCGCGCAATACTACTTCAACCGTGGCACGATGACTTTCACGGAAACCCCGCGGCGGTTCCTGACTCAATCTTCTGCGATCGCATGGATTGACAACGTAACGGATCCGGCTAACCCCTACCAGGTGAATTATAGCGCCATCGCGCTGCCAAGCGTCGGCATCGGTAAAAACTCGTTGGCCTTCACTGCTACAAATGGAAAGTATAGCTATGAAGATTACAAGCGCAAAAGCTGGAATGAAACCTATTCCGACTACGAGCCTATTTCGATGTGGATCGCCAAAATCAGCATCGGCGCGCCGTTAAAACCGACAAATTTCCAGAGAGCGGAATAATGAGCTTCTCGTACTACTCGCCTATTGTTCTAGATCATGACCTGGTGCCGGAGGATCAGACGGGATTTCCGGTGCTTGTCTTATTGACCGATGACAGGTTCAAGGACGCGGCGCATAGCGGGCATGTCCAGCATTCAAGCGGGTACGACATTGCATTTTATTCTGATTCCGGACTGACTACCCGGCTGCCGGCGGAGCGCGAATCCTATACTGCGGCTACCGGGGCAATCGTGTTTTGGGTAAAGTCGAATATCGACCACGACGCAGACACAACCATCTATATTGCTTACGGGGATGCAGGAATTTCAACTGATCCAAACTCCGATGGTACATATGGAGCGGCGGCTGTGTGGGATGCGAATTACAAAGCGGTTTATCACTTAAGCACGGCTGGATTTCTGACTGACTCAAAGGGTGGCTATACACTGACAAACAATGGTTCTCTAGGACAGGCAGCCGCAAAGGTTGATGGAGGGACGGCTGAACTCAACGGATCAAGCCAATATCTTAGTAATGCATCACTCGCATTCACAGCAGGAGCATCCATTACTTTGCAGTGGTGGCAGAAACAGGATACAGCGGACGTGAAAGCCTCATCTGCATTTACGACAATAGATGATACACAACCCGACAAGTTCCAAACCCATGCGCCATATTTCGATAGCAATCTTTA